AAGAATGGCTAAAAGAGGGCGGTTCAATTCCTAATGAACAGGGCTTGTACGATGATTTGGTAGGCCCCGAAGCGATCATTGATAAGAATGGACGCATCCAACTTGAAAGCAAAAAGGACATGAAAGAGCGTGGCTTACCATCACCAAATAAAGGCGATGCATTAGCCTTGACCTTTGCATTTAGGGTCACTAAAAAAGTAAATGGCAATCACAGAAGAGTAGCTAATACAGAGTACAAACCATTTGGGTAAAGGGGGAATGTGAATGTGTATGAAAGCTAAGACACCAGATATTAAGCAACCAGTACCATCGCCATCACCAGTTGCACAAACTGATGATATGGCACAAAAAAGAGATGAACAATGGTTCACTGATAAGAAGCGCAAGAAAACTGGTTATGACAGCACCATCTTGGCTAGTGCATTGAGTCAATCTACAGGCAAAACAACATTAGGCGGTTAACATGGGAACTATACTATCAAGCCTAGCAAGGCAACCGACAGAAAAGCAGGTTACAAAGCCTAAAGATTACAAGAAAATAAAAGCTAAATTCAATCAGATGTTCACCAATCGTCAAAAGTACGTTGAGAAATGGAAGATGATAAGAGATTATCAATTACCATTCCTTGGTGTGTTCGATGGTGAGCAAGACCAATCGAAACTATACACGGACAAAATACTAACAGGTATAGCATGGGAAAGTTGCCAAATATTCGCCAGTGGTGTAATGAGTGGAATGACGCCGCCTAGCCGTAAGTGGTTTAAATTAACCATGGAAAATACCGACATGGCAGCAAATAGCAATGTAGCGAAAGTATTAGATGAGCGTGAAGAAATATTGTATGCAGTATTTGCAAAATCCAATTTCTACAATGTGGTTCACCAAGTCTATATGGAGTTACCATTCGGACAAGCGCCGATGTCAATCATGCCTGATGGTAAAGTCGGTGTACGTTTCACATCGTATCCAATCGGTACTTACGCATTAGAATGTAATGCTAATGGTGAAGTTAACACGTTTGGGCGGAAGTATAACATGACTTGCGACCAACTCGTGGAAGAGTTTGGATATGATAACTGTACCGAAAAGATTAAAAATGCATACGATGACGGCAAGGGTAATGCCACTGTATATACTGTTTGTTGGTTAGTGTGCGAGAACAAAGACCGCAACGGAAAACTTGGTAACAAGAACATGCCTTACTCCTCTATTTACTGGGTTGAGGGGAGTAGAGATGATGAAATCTTGCGACATAGTGGCTATGAAGAATGGCCTATTCCGATTGCACGGCACACTACGCATGATCTAAATGGTTATGGTAAAGGTAGTGCATGGTTCGCACAATCTGATGCAATGATGTTGCAGAAATTAGAACTAGACCGATTGACGGCAATTGAACTCGGTGTAAAACCACCAATGGCCGTAACATCTGATGTAATCGGTAGCGTATCACTATTTCCTGGCGGTATAACAGAGGTCGATACAGGCGGTAAAGTTGAACCTATTTTTAACGTAGGTATCAACCTAGATTGGATAATGCAACAAATCATTGAAGTTAAAGACAGTATCAAGCGTGCGTATAGTGCTGACTTATTCCTTATGCTAGATAATATGGACAACGGCCAAATGACGGCAAGGGAAGTAATGGAACGTACGCAAGAGAAGTTACAACAATTAGGGCCTGTAGTGGAACGGCTACTATCTGAATTTCTTAATCCGATTATCGAACGTACCTATGCGATATTAGATCGTGCAGGTGTGTTTCCACCAATCGATGAAGCATTAGCGGAAGAGTTAAACGGCCAAGATGTGAAGATAGAGTACATTTCACCATTGGCACAGGCGCAGAAAGTATCTTCATTAACTTCAATCGAACAGTATTTTGCGTTCCTTATGTCATTGGCACAGGGCAATCCTAATATCCTACAAAAATTCAATTTTGAGGAAGCAGCGGATTATTATGGTGTTAACCTCGGTGTACCTGCAAAAGTAATTGTATCGAATGATGAATACCAAGCTAAGATGGAAGAACAACAACAGGCGCAACAAGAACAAGAGGAACAAGCACAAATGATGCAAGCAGCACAATTAGCACCTCAAATGGCTAGTGCAGCTAAACAAGCAACTGATGCAGCAAATGATGGAAACCCTGTAATGCAACAGTTAATGGGAATGGGGTACTAGATGAAACAAAAAAGAGATTATATGCGAGAGCGCGATATTGAAGCGTTGAACCACGTACTGAGTGATGAACTTGGTAGGTGGTTTTTTTATCGCATATTAGACCGAGCAAAACTGAATAGCCAATCATTCACAGGCAACAGTACAACATTCTTTAATGAGGGAATGAGGGCTGTTGCTATTTTGTTACAAAACGATTTAGGAAAGATTGGCGATGGTGTAGAGGGTGTTAAGAAATATCACCTAGCACAAATAGAAAATATTCAGATGCAAAAATATTTCAAGACTTTAGAACAAAGTGAATTAGAGAAAGGTGAATAACCATGGATGAAAATTTAGAACAAGGCACAAACAATAACACGGATAGTGCAAATGGTGGTACACCACAGGACACGAACACACAAGACCAACAAAGTACGATTTTAGGTGGTGGCGGTGATACTAACACCGACCAACCTGCAGAACCTACTGTATATGATTTCTCAACTGCATTCGAGGGTGGAGAAGTTGACCAAACCATCGCAGATGAGTTTTCAAAAATGCTTAATGGTGTAGGTGCTACGCAAGAGCAAGCATTACAAATGGCTAAGTTTGGCAATCAATATGCAACTAACCTTGTAACTGCTTACGAAAACCAAAAGCAAGAAGCACTCAATGCACAATACAAAGGGTATGCAGATAACGCTCGTGAGGTATTAGGAAGCAAATTCGATACTACTGTTAGCCAAGCGGCCGCAGGTGTTGAAGCAGTAGAAAAGACAATTCCTAATATCCGTGAAATCCTAGCTGAAAATGGCTTGGGTAATCGTGTAGAAGTAATTCAGCTATTCGCACATATTGCTGGTATGGCAAGCGAAGATAGCAACGCAGGGAACGGACAAGGCGGTAGCACATACATTTCCGAAGAGGAACGTGCAAAAATGCTTTATCCATCTATGAAGTAGTGATTAATAAGAGGAGTAATAAATGGCTACAATTGGAATTATGAACCCAACACTTTTAGATGTGCAATCTCGATTAGATCCTAACAACGCAATTGCACAAATCATCGAAATGATGAACCAAACAAATGAAATCGTACAAGATATGACAATGGTTGAGGGCAATTTGCCTACAGGCCACAAAACAACTGTACGTACTGGCTTACCAGAAGCTACATGGCGCATGCTTAACTATGGTGTAAAACCTAGTAAATCTAAAACAAAACAAGTAACAGATACTTGCGGTATGTTGGAAGCGTACGCTGAAATTGATAAATCCTTGGCGGATTTGAACGGCAACTCCGCAGCATTCCGACTTTCCGAAGATTATGCTTTCCTTGAAGCAATGAACCAAGAATGGGCCTCTACATTATTCTATGGTGATGAAAATTCCCCAGAAAAATTTGTAGGCTTGGCAGCACGTTATAATGATAAGTCCGCAGATAGCGGTAAAAACATTATCGATGCAGGTGGTACATCTAACCTTACATCTATTTATCTCGTAGTATGGGGTAAAAATACTGTTCATGGTATCTATCCTAAAGGTTCTACTGGTGGTATTACTCATAAAGATTTAGGCGAACAAACATTGATAGATGCGGACGGCGGTCAATACCAAGGTTATCGCACACACTACAAACTCGATACAGGCTTAACTGTACGTGATTGGAGATATGTTGTACGTATCGCAAATATCGATGTTACTGCATTGACTAAAGATGCTAAGACTGGTGCTGACTTAATCAATTTGATGATTAAAGCGGAAGAACTTATCCCTAATATGGGTATGGGCCGTGCGGTATGGTATATGAACCCAACTGTACGTACATTCTTACGTATGCAAAAGAACGAAGCACACAAATATACTATTTCTGAAGATCAAGAAATGGGTCATACAGTGGTTCGTGCAAATGGTATTCCAGTACGCAAAACTGATGCGTTATTGTCTACTGAAGCACGAGTACAATAATAGGGGGTAACTACATGTATATCGATAAACAAAATACATTCTTTTACAAACAAGCAGTAACTGCTAATGTCAACTCCGATGTTGTTATGAATGGTAACGGCGGTGATGCTGAAAAAGCCTTGTGGCTTGTCATTCGACTTGATAAAGATGTAACAGGTACACCATTGTTTAATTTGTACACATCTAATACTGAAAACATCGCCAATGCGGTATTGTTGCATGGTATTACATTACAAGCTAACGCTAAAGCAGGTACTAAAGTTGCAGTACGCTTGGCAAGTGGTGCTAAGAAATACTTAAAACTCAATGCTAACAACATGACTGCAGGTACAATCACTGCATTCTTAACACCAGATGTACGTTTAGTATAGGGGGTACACATGGAATATATTGTTAAGAAAAAACTGTATCACAATACATTAGGCTTACTTAATGAGGGTGAAACAGTAACATTCACAAAAGAAGAAGTCGCAGAATATGACAAAGATTATTTCGATACTTTGTTTGAAACTGTAGGCGCAGATGAAACCGATGCTACAGATGAAACTGATGCTACAGATGAAACCGATGCTACAGATGGAACTGGAGAAGATAAGCCAAAGAAACGTGGTAAGAAATCGGAAAAACCTGCAGAATAACAGAATGAGGGGTGCGTATGCATCCCTCTTTTTTACTACAAAGGGGGCAATATGACACCTACTGATATTTGCAACATGGCTTTGTCATTAATCAATGGCGGTAGGATATACGGCCTTGATGAAGAAACAGAAACGGCTAGACAATGCAGATTGCACTATGATGCGACACGCAAGATGCTACTATCTCAATACGAATGGAATTTTGCACGAAAGCGTGAAGAGTGCGTACTATCTGAACATAAACTAGCTGGCTATGAATTTGTTTATGCGTATCCTGAAAAGTGCATCCGTATCCTTGGGGTAATTCCTAAAGGTGAACGATTTAGAGCGGATAGGCAAAAAGAATTTGATGTATTTACATTTGACGATAACACAAAGTATATCGTTAGTGATGTACCGCTTGCGTACATCGATTACGTGTACGATGTGCAAGATATAGATGTATTCAGTCCTGTATTCGTACAGGCCTTGAAGTCTAAAATGGGGGCAGAATTAGCCATGCCATTAACTGGTAATAGTGGTTTATTTGACCAATGCTATAAACTCTATCAAGCAGCAACGCAAGAGGCCAAGAGTTTGAGTGCTAAAGAACGTAGGCAAGATATGCCATATATTTCTAATTACGTAAAAGCAAGGAGCTGGTAGCCATGAAACCAATGTATATATCACAACTTGCATTTACAACTGGTGAGATTTCGCCTGATGTATCTAGGCGGTTCGACTTAGATCAGTTTAAAAGTGCGTTGTTATTAGCAGAAAATGCAGTCATTAGACCTTACGGGGCGGTGGCTAGACGGCAAGGGTCAGAGTATATAGGGCAAGTCAAAAACAAGGATAAGTCTACAAGACTGTTTGAGTTTACGGCAGAAAAGAACAAATCATTCCTGCTTGAAATCGGAGAGCAGTATATCCGAGTGTGGCGGAATGGTATCTATACAGGTATTGAACTTGAAACACCTTTTGAAAGTGATATAGTTGATAAATTGAACTGCATCCAAAGTGGTGATGTAATGTTCATTTGTAGTGGTAAATACCCTGTTAAAACGTTATCACGATATAGTGATACAGACTGGCGATTTGATACATATAAATTGTCAGAGCAACCATACGGCGAAGTCAACATAGACAAAGAAAGTACTGTAATCTTGAATGGCGATACATTAACCGCTACAAAAGATATATTCAATGCTGATATGGTTGGTTCAGTCATGCAGATTGAACATTTTGTTAAAGCAGTAAGCACCAGTAAAACTGGCGAAGTAATACAACGTACTGAATATGTTACACGTGAAAGACACGGCGGATATAGTAGACTTGTTGGTGAGGATTACAATAATATCAATTACGATGTAGAACAATTTAGTGCTGATGAGGATTTATCATGGAAGTTCACATCACATGGTACATGGAATGGTACAGTTAAAATCCAAATTAGCAATGATAATGGCACTACATGGAAAGATTACAGGATATATACATCCAACAATGACTACAACGTAACCGACACAGGCAAGGTTACACCTAGTGCTAGATTGAAAGTTGTATCTGATTTGAAAGGTGGTAGCGTTAATGTAGACCTATCACTCTTGCCACATTCTAACTATGGTGTAATTGAGATTAAAGAATTTGTTGATAGTAAGCACGTTAAAGTAAATGTATTGAATAGCGTTGTAGAAAATGAAGCTACCTCTAAATTTAGATTTGGACAATGGGGCAAAGGCCTTGGTTATCCTCGTGTATGTACGTTTTACCAAGACCGATTTATCCTAGCATCTAGTAATCAATATCCTAACTACATATGGTTTAGTCGCACAGGCGATTATTCCAACTTTGGTGTAGAAAAGGTAGGCGGTACGATTACAGATGATAGTGCAATCACACTACCAGTTATTAACCGCAAAATGTATGATATTAGACATTTGATACCTGCTAATGATTTATTGATTTTGACGAGTGGTAACGAATGGATAATTGATGGTTCAAAAACTATCACACCGACTAACTGCAATCTACGTACACAAACCCAACGTGGTGCATCTGAATGTGAGCCACAATATATAGGGAATAGATGCGTGTACGTACAAGCTAGAGGGTGTGTAGTGCGTGATTTAGGTTACTCATATGAAAGTGATAACTACACAGGGGCTGACCTAACTCTATTCGTTAAGCATTTAACAAAGTATCGTAACTTTATCACAAGTGCTTATGCACAAGATCCAGATAGTATCGTTTACTACGTTACAGATGATGGCAATATCGATTGTCTAACTTATATTCCTGAGCAAAAGGTGTATGCATGGTCGCACTTCACCACAAAAGGTAAATACAAATATGCTGAGAGCGTGGCAGAGGGCGAACAAGACAGTTTGTATGTAATCGTTGAGCGTGATTTTAAAAGCGGTACAGTGATGTGCATAGAACGATTTGAGCCAATGTATAACGCTGATAATAACAACATATACATGGATTGTTATATTAGACAAACAAGCACAGAGAATATCAGTACTATCACAGTACCTCATCTGATTGGTGAGGATGTGCAAATCGTTGTAAATGGTAGGGAACGGACAATTAAGGAAGTACCACCTACGGCAATTATTAATATTGATGGTAAAGCGCAAAGCGTAGCCGTTGGTATTAACTACACTACACGATTACGTATTCCAAGTATTGAAATGCAAATACAAGATGGAACGTTACAAGGCCGACAATTAACTATGAGTAGATTATCGATAAACATCTTAAATTCGTTCGGTGGCAAAATCGGAAGAAACTTCAATCATATGGATGATATTTCATTACCGCCACTCAAGTTATATAGTGGCGATAAGGTGTGTATATTGCCAAAATTCGATGGAGTGTACTCAACCGATGCATCTGTATGTATTTTGCACGAAAAACCTTATCCATTTAACCTTTTAAGCGTTACAAGAGAAATAGAAATAGGTGGTGGTTTTCCAAATGTTACAGGACTTTGAGATTTGCCCTGTAAGGCACACTTCATTAATTCACGACTTATATATCAACTTGCGAGCCATAGACACCTTAGAGGTCAATATAGCGAGCCAAAATTTTCCGAATTATGGAAAAAATGATTTTGTAAGGGATATATGTAGTGATGACTACGAAAACCACATTGTAATTGAGAACGATGTACCAATAGCAGTATATGGAATTTCAAAAAAGCCAATCAACGGAATGTACTGTATTTATTTCCTAGGGAATAAGATACTGGATACGAATTTGAAATTGCAAAAAGAATTTCTGAAACGAAGTAACGCAATCATAAAAGAGTGGTTATCCACTCATGAATGTTTATTCAATTTCATACATAAGAAAAATAACCGCTCGAAGCGATGGCTTACATCACTAGGGGCGGTTATTCATTCTGATATTACACATAACGGAATGGAATTATTTACGTTGAGAAAGGGGGATGTGAATGTGTAATCCTATTGCATTGATGGCAGGTCAAATGGTTACTCAATTATGGGGGCAACATCAACAAACAAAAGCGCAAACTGCAATGTATAACGCACAGGCACAGGCAGCAGAAGCTAATGCACGAATATCTGATAGGAAGCAACAGGATATTGCCAACCAAGCACTACAAGAGCGTGATAAGATGGACAATAAAATGCGGTTGATTGCAGGTCAGAATACTGCAGAAGCAGGCGCTACAGGCTTATCCATGAGTGGTACACCATTACAATTAATGGCTAGTAGCTACGATGAATATAACAAGGATATTAACAATTGGGAAACTAATAAGAATAACAGTATCTACAATGAATATCTTAATGGTGTTAATTATCGCAATGAAGCTAGTAGCGCAAGAGCAGCTGCATCTAATGCGAAAACGCAAGGGCGATTACAAATGCTCGGTACTATCTTGAGTGGTGCATCTAGTATGTACGGATTGAAACAACAATATGCAGGTAGTAGCGCAAGTACTAAAAAGTACAAAACTGTATATGGTGGCGATACAACGTTTGATGCATTTAGTGGAATGCGACAAGCGGACACAATGCGAATGGAAAACGGCACAGGGCCATCATCTGTTATTACTGTACGTAAGGTTAGATATAGGTAGGCTGATATGAAACTTGTTAATTATGAAAGCCAAGAACAACTAAATACCATTAATGGACAAATACACAATTACGCAAATGAAATTGCGTATGGCGCAGACCAAAGCGGATTGCGTAGCATCGCCAATGGTATTGCTAATATTAACGAACAGTATCAAAAGAAACTTGATGAAGATTTAAACATTGCCTACATGAACGCTGAAACAGATTACAAAAAACGCATTTCAGATGCACTAACAAATGAGGATAGCGGATTACTGCATACTTCATTAGGCGGTGCAGCTAATATAGGTTATTCGTTTAACGAAATCGAAAGCAAGGCTAGACATGAAATACTAGATAATCTACCTAACAATAATCGAATTAGAGATAGGTTTTTAAGAATGGCTGATAACGATACAATCGCCAATAGCACAAGGGTTCAAGTACACGAGCGGTCAGAACGTGAGAAGTACAAGGATGTTACCTTTAATAACAACCTAGACCAATCTAAACAAATAGCCGTGCTTGGTTTTAATAACCCTAATGTAGTACAAACTGCATTGGATGGTATTGGTAAGAATATCGAATTAATGTATGGTGATCGTGGCGAAGAATTTGTAAAGGGTAAAAAGCAAGAAGTATTCGATACTATAGGTCAAAGTGTTGTAAATGAAGCGGTAACAAGAAACGATATAAAATACGGCCCACAGGTTATTGCAGCGTTACGGCAATCAGGGGTTAGCGAGGGAATACTAGCCAAGGCTGATGCAGCGTTTCAACAAGTGAATTCGCAACAAACTATAAATGGAAAGATTTCTGGCGATGTTGATACATATGGTGAGGGTGGACGAGAAAAAGCAGCCGATGCATATGTAAATGAATTAAGAAATCAAAACAAAGGGGGTTCTATCAATATTGCTGCATTGGATAGTGCAGTAAATGGTGCTATCGGTAAGCCTTATGTGCTAGGTAGTGATGGTGGAGATGCTACTGATTGCGGTAAATTCACACTTGATACATTAGCAAGCGCAGGGGTTACTTTGAATTATAGAACGGCTGATGGACAATACCTACAAGCAGAACAAGAGGGAAAACTTACAACCGATATTTCACAGGCTAAAAAAGGCGATTTAGTATTCTGGCACGTTCCAAGTAACGAAGCTAGATGGGCAACAAGTGATGACCCTAACGCTATTAACTCAGATGATAAAGCCTATAAAGGGGTAACACATGTAGGTGTATATATGGGGGATGGTAAAGTCGCACAAGCTGGTAGTAGCGGTGTATCCATTGTTGGTGCTGATATTTACCCTATAGTTGGTATCGGTAAGTTTAGTGGAAGCGGTAGACAATTAACTGATGGGGAGTTGTTAGAAGAACGCAATATGTATTTAAAAGCATATGATGTTGAAGTTGGAAAGCGAAAAAAGGCACGTGCTGAAGAGTTAGATAGGCAAAAGAAAGCTATTCAATTACAGTATTTAGAAATGCAAAAAAACGGCGCATCTAATGCTGAGTTAGCTAATTTTCTTGATAACGCTACTGCAGGTAACGAGGAACTAACACTTGCATTTGGTGGTGTTAGAAATAGATATATAGCGGCGGAACGAGCAGAAGCGACTGCAGCTAATAATGCAGCATACAAAACTAACATTGTACAGATGATACAAAATGGTACACCTGCTAGCGATATTTTGAAATACGCAGCAGAAAATGGAAGTCTTTCTATGCAAGAAATGAGCCAATTAAACAAAGAATTAACGGATAGAGATAACGGAACAGGTTCATATTCTGTTGATTTATCCGCCGTTCAATCTGTAATGAGTGATGCAATGGACGGATTAAAAGATAGTCAAAAAGGCTTGTTTAAAGATGGTTTTAGAAAAGATTTTAGTGCATGGTATCAACAGTACATGATGGAACATGGAGAACCACCAAGCGTTGGTGATCAGATATGGTATGCAAATCAAATTGCAGGCCCTAAAATTATACAAACAACACAAGTAGACCATTTCTGGGAAAGCGGAGAAAACTATCAAAGTAATGTGGCACTTGCAACGTTGCGTGGTGCAGGATATGTAGACTACAAGCCTGTAATAGGTGATGATGGCGGACACTACGTAAGGTTATATAGAAATGGTGGTACGGACGAAAACGGCGATTACAACGATTACGATGAACGTACATTCCATCAAACATTTGGTGATTTAGATAATTAAGGAGATAGCATAATGGCTAATCAATGGCATTTTAACAAGTATCAACCGAACGGCACAGTCAACTTAGACGAGCATCAAACAGAGTTAAAACCTGTTAATGGTGTTATTGGCAATGCTATTGATGCGGTATCATCTATTGCTGATACTGTAAAAGATAAGCCGTTCATAGTTGATACAACAGGTAATGACAATAAAATGCTTGTTGCTGATAGATTAAAAGCTATTGCAGATGCAACAGGCATTGACCCTAGCATTGCATACAATGCAACATTCAGAACATCAGCATTACAATTCAAATATAATAATGATGAGTTGAAAGCCAATGCTGCATTAGAATATGCTAATAAACTAAATATCGGTGCTGATGTAATCATGAATAGCAATGAAGATGGGTTTAGAACTGCTGCAACATTAGCTGCACAAGTTGATAGAGGTAGAACAGTACAAGAAATCTATGATGAATACCCAGAAATGTATAAAGTTAAATACAACTCACAAGCCGAGGGTATTCAAGCTATCCAAAATTTACAATCAGTAAAAGCTACACGTGGTATTTTTGATAGTATCCAACAAAGCGTATGGGCCATGAATGACCAAATGAAACTAGGTGATGTTGGTTTTGAAATGGCACATACCACCGATACGGATAGAATTAAAGAACTCAACGATGAAATGGAACGCTTGCAAGGTAACTTGCAACAATACAGAAAAACTGATGCTCTAAATCCGTTACAATCTATTGTTGGTGATACGGCAGCACAAGCATACATGATGGGTAAACAAGGCGGTACAGGTGCAATCATAGGCGGTGCAATTGGTGCGGTAATTGGCGGTTTAACTACCGATGGTGTAGGTATAGGCGCAGGCGCAGCAACTGGTGCTAAATGGGGTGGCGGTGCTGACATGGCATACGAAATGTACAAAATGTCATTCGGTAACAAATACCTAGAACTCATCAATAAACGTGATGCAAATGGTAATAAAGTATACTCTAATGATGAAGCCTATAAATACGCTATGACATATGCTGCAGTTGATACAGGTATCGAAATGGCATCTACACGTTTTATGATTAAGGGTGTAGGTAAGGTAGCGCCAAAAGCGGTTATGTCGAAAGTGTTACAAGGTGCTACAAGTGATACGATAGCAACATTCAATAGAGGTATCGGTACTACTGTTGCACAAATGGCGAAAGCATCTGTTAAAGCTGGCGGTTCTGAATTAGTCGAAGAGGGCCTGCAAGACATCAATGAGAAATTCCAACATAACCTATACCGCAATGCTAATGACCCTGAGGGAGTATATTCCATAGGTGATATGGCAGTAGGTGCAGGCGGTGCAATGTTACAAGCATTGCCAGCCGTTATTGGTTTGGGTGCAATTGGTGGCGGTGTGAGTGGAATCCACACTATGAAAGCCTTTCACGAATTTCAAAAGCTAACACCAGAAGAACAACAACATGCAATCATGGCTGAGCAAAATAGAAATGGTACTGCTATCATGCAAGCATTAAAGCAAGATGCATCGTCAAATAAAATGGCAAAAGAAAACCCTGAGTTGTACGGAAAGATTGTACAAGCACAGGGCGATAATGTAGGTGTATCTACTGCATATGTGAATGTCAATGAAATGGCAGAAACCGAAGAGGGCCAACAAGCCATTAAAAATATGATTGATAGCGGTTTGGTAACACAAGAGGAAGTATCAAAGAGCATTGAAGCTGATGCAGATATTCCTGTACCAATCGGAAAGTATGCACAATTAAGCGGTGGCTTGACGGAAGAAACTGTAAAGGCACTAGAAGAAAGTACATACTTTACTCGTGGCGGTATGTCTATGAAAACCCTTGAACGTGCAAAAGCGGAAGTGGAAGCCTTTAATAACAATCTAGTTGATGCAACAGAAAAGAAAGCCGAACGTGTTAAAGAAAGCATTATCCGTGATGAATTTGAAGATGCAAACGATGTAGATCGTGAAGTACTAGACCAAGTATTCTCTAATCCTACACAGGTTAAGCAAGCGTATAATAACTTGTACAAAGACCTGGTGCAAGACTATCGTGAAAACTACGCAAGCGACTTTGACAACATGGACAATGATATTAAAGAAGCTACAGCAAGTGGTGTAGAGCCACAATGGTTGACTGATTATAAATCTAATAATGGCGGTAAAGCACCACGCACGAATGCAGAACGTAGACGTGCAGCGTTTCATTCTAGCGTAGCAAAAGCACAAACTGCATTTGCTGACAATGTGGAAGCACTTAACCAAAGCAATATCCATCATGCTGACATGGAACATACGCTACAACAAATTGAAAGCCTTGAGCGATTGCATGATAAGATTTTCACATTAGCGGATAACGATATAGCATTACGGATGCAATTATCCAAGAGTGGCTATGAAGTGTACAACAAAGTTGTTAAAGCGATTGGCGAAAGTACCGATAGAAAACAACGTGAAACGGCAAAAGCTAATGCGTTGTTGATGGCACAACATGCTGATGTAATGGCACAATATATGCGACAAATGGGCCGTGGTGGGTATACTGCTATGGATTATTTCCGTGATAGCGTGCAAATCAAAATGGATGCGGTTTTAGAAAACCAAAAAGGGTATGCACAACAATTGGCAATGCATCAAAAATTACAAGCCGATATAACTCAATGGGGAAAAATATTAAACGATTTACAAAACGGAACGCTTAAACAAGGTGTAAATAAAATAATGTCAGCACCTTTAGTATTTAGTACAATTAAAGATCCTGACTATAAATTTACAACTGGTGATGTTTATATAACAACAAAGATGCTTAACAAAGTGTTCAACACTAAGCATGCACATAAGTTTGATTTAAATGTTATGAAACAATTACCAGGGGCGTTATCTAATCCGATTGCAATATTCAAAAACTTTGACCCTGTTGCTAATGCATCGGTAAAAGGTGAAATTATTTCCGTTGTTGAATTAAGAGATACACAAAATAACCTTGTTCATGTGCCGTTGGTTTTTGATGTTCAAAGCGGAAGAAATAGCTATCAAACTAGGGTTAAAAGTATATTCCCTAGAGTTAATAATACATGGTACTCTAATGCGATAAATAATGGCGATTTGTTATATGTTAATACAAAAAAAATAAACCAACTAACAGTCAATAACGTCCAATCAAGCGGACAAATGAGTGTTAGTTGGTCTAATATTATTAATAGTATACCAAACGAAAATGATTTAGACAAGCTCCGAAAGAAACATAATTATCAGTACTACCAATCCGCATGGCATGGTTCACCACATGATTTTGATACATTTGATTTAGGTGCTATTGGTACTGGTGAGGGTAATCAAGTACATGGTTGGGGATTATATTTTGCCAAAGATAAGAAAGTATCTAAGCAATATAAAGATGTATTGAGTAAATTACAAGGTTCTAACAAAAGCAGCTTATTTAAAGTTGAAATACCAAATGAAACAGAGTTATTACCAGAGCAATACCCTATTTCTGGATATAGTCGATATGTAAGAGATAGCTTGAAAAATGGATTGCATAAAATGTCAGATGAACAACTAGAACGTTTTACAAGCCTATTAATTAAATATCATAAAGATTCAATCATTGGTGATAAATGGGTTAATAAATACACGCACTTTATCGATGTGGGGTACATAATATCTGAACTGCACAACAAAAACAAAACAATAAATGACATAAATAAAATTCAAAAAAGAAATGTTGATAGATTTTTAAAAACAGTAGGCATCGATGAAGATATTGATACCATAGCTAGTAACGATGAACTATTAAAAAATGTATACGAAAAGTTTAGATATGAGTTATTTCCAGAATACGAAAAAGAAAAACAATTAGAGCGTGAACGTGAAGAAAAAGTTATCTCGAATGTTAAGACTGATGTATATGGTGCATTAGAAAAAACAAATATTGTTGGTAAACAGTTGTATTCGTTTTTATCTCATGCACTTGGTAATGATGAACATTTTAATCTTTATAACGTGAAAAATGCTAAAAAGGCTAGTGAGTTTTTAAATAGTATCGGTATAAAAGGCATCTACTACGATGGCGAACAAGACGGACGATGCTATGTAGTGTTCGATGACAAGGCAATTAAAGTCATTGAAAAGTACAACCAATCTGTTAATGGCATGACAGAGATTATGAGTGATGGTGAACGTATTATCAGCATTTTCAAAACCGCAGATAGAAGTACATTCTTACACGAAATGGGCCACGTATTCTTTGATGATATTCAAAAACTAGCATCAATGGACAATGCACCTAGTCAACTTGTAACGGATTGGAACAAGTTGAAAGAGTGGAGTGGTTGGGTTGATGGTGAAAACGTAGATAACACCAAAGCACACGAGAAATTCGCACGAGGTTGGGAAAGCTACTTGCGAAGTGGTGAAGCACCAACAAAAGGACTACAACGAGTATTCCGTCAATTCTCTAAATGGTTAACTCGTATTTATCGTAGTGTTCAACGATTAGGCGGCGAAGTACCATCTGACATTAAGGATATAATGGCACGCATGATAGCGACACAAGATGATATTGAAAACTACGCACATGAGCAAGCATTAGAGCAATTTGAAAATACAAAATTGTATCAACAGTTGAGCGAAAGCGAACAGGCACGAGTACAAGGCTACATTGCTGACATTAAAGAAAAAGCAAAAGAACGTGTAATGCGTAAGTACATGAAAGAGTTAGACAATCGACCTATTAAAGAATGGGAAGAAGTGAAAGACGATGTACAAGCGGAAATCGAAAAGCGTTTAGTCGAAGAATATCCTATCTACAAAGAACACCAACGATATATGGCATTTGGTGCGGATGCATTGAAAGATACGCAGTACCAAACTATTGATGGGTTAGAAAAAACGGAACGTGAGGAAGCTGGCAGTACTTACGATGAAGCAGTAGCACAGGAAATGGAAAACGCTAGAAATGAGTTTGTTAATGATCCGAACGCAGGCAAATCCAACCAAGAAATAGCCGAAGAAATGTTGCTATCCAATCAAGGTCAAATGGAACTTACACAAGAGGAAGCACGCTTGATTAAAGCCCATACCAATAAGGAACTAGCTAAAAACTGGGTATTATTGGATAAGTTGCAAAAGCTAGATGTAAATAGTGAAAACCTAGATGCAGAACTAGCACCGATTGAGCAAGAACTAACTAAAGAACAATTGCTACGAAAGGATAAAGCAAAAGTTGATAAAGAGTTAGGAAGTGTTTCAAAAGAATTAGATAAAGCCAATGATGAAATCGATAACCTAAAAGCACAACAGGAGCAAATACAAGAACAAGCTAGAGAACGTGAACTTGATTTGAAAGATAAAAATAACGAATTGTCTAAACGCTTAACAGCGATCACGAATAGACTTGATAAAGTGCTAGAGCAAAAAGAACGTTTGCAAGAGCGCATGCAAGAACGCATGGATAATAAAGTATTATCTAAGGAAGAACGAATTGAAAAGCTAATGGATACGTTGCAAGAACGTATTGATGCGGTTCGTGCAATTCGTGATGGTGGATTTGGTACAATTCCGAAATACATGGAACGTGCTAAAAGAGAATTAGGTGATTTGACCTTATCTCAAGCTAGCCAGTATAAGAAATACCAAAATCAAGCCGTAAGAGATGGCAAGAAAGCAGATAGTGCATTGGCTACTGGTAAAGTAGATGAAGCATTACATGCTAAACAATCTCAAATGCTTAATCAAGCAAGAGCAAGAGTAGCGTTTGAAAACTCAAAAGCTATTAAAAAATTGCGTGTTAAATTGTTAGACCAATTGAACCGCATGACACGTAGTCAAAACCCTATCATGATTGAACCTAACATGCGTTATTTCTATACGCATATGGCATATCAAATGGGATTGACTAAGTATGATGGCTTGCAACCTGTTAATGGGTTTGACATGATGTCCGTAATTAAAGCACTCGATGCAGATGCTGATATTATGGGTGATAAGGAAGCGACTGTACAACTTGAGCCATGGATATACGAAATGTTCGATGCTAAATCACCTAGAACGTTTAGTACTCTTAAAATGAGCGAACTCGAACAGTTAGAGGAACTCATGACAGGTATGTACAAAAGCGGTAGAACTCAATATGAGGGAAGTACACTAATTGATGAAAAAGGAAATAACGTTACATTCGATGAAGCTATATTCCAAATCATTGATAAGGCAGCCGAAACATTTGGTAGAGATAATGGAAATGTATTCAACGAGTTAAACAACCGCAGCCGTGCAGATGCATTGTCTAACACATTGAATAACTTTAACTTATCATTATTGAAGGCTGAAACATTCTTGCGCAGGTTGGATGGTGGAAAGAATGGCCCTGCAGTTAGATATATTTACGAGCCAATTAATAAAGCTACTCAGAAATTTAACGAGTACAAAGAAAAATCTATGTATCGATTATCTAGGGATGTAAGTGCAGTATATTCCAAGAAACAACTATTTGATGTTCGCAATGATCATCTATATAGCGTAGGTGAATTACGCAACGTAACCAAAGAGCAAATCATCATGCTTGCATTAAACTGGGGAACAGAAAAGAATAGACAACGTGCATTGGAAACTATCCAAAGTAATGAAGTAGAAATGGAGAGAGCGTTCCAAGAATACATGACGGATAAGGACTGGGAATTTGTTATCCGCACATGGGAACATATCAATTCATTCTATGAAGAGCGAAGTAAGGTTCAAGAGGAATTGTACGGAAACCCTTTGAAAAAAGAAAAAGGTATTACGTTTACAATTGGTGGTAGAGAAATACAAGGCCAATATTTCCCTATTGTGTACAATCCTAAAGTAAGTGCTAAAGTATCTGACTTTGAAACAGAGGATATTGCTAAAACGATGATTGCTAGTAATGCAATCTTTGGTACAGGTATGGGTGCTACTAAATCACGTTTTGATGTAGTCAAAGGCAAGTCATTGATGCTTGATTTTGATGTTATCCCTAATGCGATTACAGAGGCTATTAATCACGTTACCATGCGTAAAGCAGTAACCGATGTAAATAAGCTAGTAGGCAATAGCCGTTTCCAAGAGTACATCGTTGATAAATTTGGCATGGAAACATATCAATTCTTGCGTACATGGGTTAGAGATAACTGGAAAGATGAAGCAGCAAAACTCGATGCATGGGGTAGATTAGTAATGACACTCAAGAAAAACACCTCTACAGCAGTTATGGCTGGCCGTGTATCGGTAGCACTACAAAATGCATTAAACATTCCTGTTGCTATGTATCGTATAGGTGTAGGGAATACACTCAAAGCGATTAGTGATGCTGGTATGGGGTTCTATGGTGTAGGTACAGCCAAGTATAACGCAACACGTGATTTTGTTTTAGGTCAATCAATCTTTATGAGGGAACGTGTTCAAACACTAGATAAGGATTTGAAACAAGGCTTATCTATTGAGGGCAAAGGCTTACGCATTGGCGATACAAATGTTGGTGGTTACAAGGCTGAACAATTAGCTAATATCCGTGATGATATTAACCAAATGGGATTTAGACTGTTAACGGAAACCGATTTCGCATTGTCTATTCCTATATGGAAATTTGCCTACGATAAGAAAGTACTTGAATTACAAAGCGTTGAGGGAGTAATCGCAGAATTTGTAGAGCAAGAAGCTATTAGTGCTGGCGATAGAGCCGTAAGAGATATATTCGGTAGCGGCGATACAAAAGACAGTGCAGGCATCCAACGCTCAAGAAATGCACTTACTCAACTATTTGTACCATTTTATTCTTACGCTAATACCTTGTACAACATCATTGCTGAGGGTAATTATGCACGGAAAGACCAAGGAAACTATGGACAATTCGTGCGGATGCTATGGTGGACATTGACGGCACAAGCACTAGGCATGATGGTATACAAAGCCATGACAAATGGAGATGATGACAAGCCAGAAGATTTAGTTAAATCCTTTGGAGAGGAATTAGTATCGCAAGCTACAATGGGTGTACCTATTGTGCGTGATATATCCAATATGGCGATGAAGTACATTCTAGGTGAAAAGGTATTCAATAAAGGGAATACAGTAATGGCCGCATCAATCGTTGAAAAACTATATGATGTAGGAAATGCGATTGTATCGCCTAACAAAGGTGCTGTTGATATAGGTAGAAGCCTATCACAAGTATCTAACCGCATCACAGGTTTTAGTGATACTGTAACAGATGGACTATGGACATTAGCTAAATTTGCACTAACCGATACGGATGCAAAACTAGAAGATGTCATTATGGCTATCATGTTTGATAGACGATTGAAAGACAAAAAATCTAAAAAAGATAAACATTAATCAAAAAGGACTACTCAATAATGGGTAGTCCTACTTTATTAGAAAGGGGAACAAATATGATACCAGAGGTCAATAAACCTAGTGTTGTTTATCAATGTGATGGAGTGAATAAGAAGTGGATATGGCCGTATGACTTTTACAAAGTTGAAGATATAGCCTTAATCATGGTTGATGCGGACGGCACAGAAAGCCTACAAACAAGCAATATCGACTATGACAAAGAAAACAAAACTTTAACATATCCTGCTGATGGTGATCCATTAGACAATACGCATAAGATTATTCTTGAACGTAGAACACCAATTAAACAAGATACAGATTTACCTGATGAGTACCCTTTTCAAAATATCGAACACATGACAGATAAGGTGACGTTGATTTTGCAAGAAATGCAGGAGAAAATGAACCGAGCCTTATTAATCCGTGTAGGTAGTGATGAGGATGCAACAACAGTTGCACGTAAGATTGTAGATACATCAACAAAGGCAGCAAATGATGCTATCAATGCATACGAAAAAATCAAGGCAGAAAGCGAAACTATCAACGCTAATGCAGAAACAATTAAAACGCTAGGCGGTGAAATTACAGAATTAAGCCGTACAGTTGATGATAAACTAGCGACTAGCAATACGGCACTTAATACATCGAGTGCTAATGTAGTAAAAGCAGAAAAGCTAGTAGCCGATGCGAAAGCATACGCAGGACAAACCACAGTTGATAAGCGTGATATTAATGATTTGGTTAGTCAAGCACGTTCGCTCAAAACAGACATTGATAATAAACAAACATCAATCGCAAGTAACGCTATCAAGGCAACAGATGCGGCAAAACGTGCAGAAACGGCAGCTGCTAAAGCCGAGCAAATCGCACTACCTAATGGCGGTGGATTGATTACAAAAACAGAAGCCGATACAAAGTTTATTCCAAAAGATAGCTTGTATGGCATCGTTTCTGTTAAAGACTTTGGGGCAGTTGGTGATGGTGTAGCCGATGATACCGCAGCATTCAAACGTGCTAATGACAATCTTAAAAATAAAATATTGTTAATTCCTAATGGCATCTACAAAGTAAATGAGCATGTTTCGTTTGATACAGTTGATAGTGTAATGGATATGGGTACATACAATAACATTAAGCCATTTTACCCTACTGAAACACCAATGTTAAAAGGTGCATCTAATATCGCATTTGTTAAAAATATACAATATGGCGATGAGGTTAACCAATGTCAAGGCTTTACTTACAATGATAAAAAGAATGTGTTTGTGCTAGCATGCATCAATGGTGATGGTACAAAACAAAACTTATATGAACTCAATCCAGATACTTTTGAAATCGTAGGTACATATAAGTTTAGCGACCCTGACCGCATGGGCCATTGCAACACTATGTGCTACAACAAGAATACGAATAAGATTTACCTTGCCAATGGCTTGAAAAATGGTAATAACCTATCTGTATTTAATGCGGATACCATGACATTTGAAAAGACCATTACATTGAACGAACGTGTATTTAATATTGGATATG